TAATACCCACATTCACCAACGGCCTTGCCATTTGCCCAAAAAGTAAAACGCAACAAACAAAATACCGCCACTTAAAACAAAAATAACTGCGCCAATTGCAAAGTTTATGAGGTTATCAATTTGCTCTTGCTTGCGGTAAAGCTCATCTTTGCGTTGTTTCCGCATCTGAGCTTCAATCTGTAGAACTTCCTTCCAAGCACTCGGCCCATAGTTCCAAGAGATATGATCTTTTATTTCAGCCCTCATTTGCTCCATCTTTTTTTTATTAGCAAAGATTTCTAAAGCAGTTTCTTCATCCGAACCTTTAAATGTTTTCTTCCAGAAAGGTGGGTTCTTCTCACGCTCTTCTATGTTTGTAAAATCAGAGAAAGCTTTGCCCCATTGAGACAGCTGACCCGTCATATCCTGTAAATCCCTTCCGGCTCCAATGGCTGACTTTAGCGCCTTAAAAGCGCCAGTGGCCATCATAACACAGGAAACTACTTCCATGTGCCTAGCTCAGAAAAGTCATTCTAAGTAGCAACAGCAAGCTTGCACCAGTTATACAGATCATAATTGCTTCCATGCGCTTGATGCGGTTGTACAAGTCTTTGAACTGTATTTTCATTTCGGTTTTGATTTCCACCACCTCTTTTTCAACTTGGTCAATGCGAGTATGGGCAGAAGCTACCGTGCGTTTATCTGTGCTCACCAAGAACCCTCCCAATTGCGTAGCTTGGCAAACTCGCCATCCATAAGCTTACCTTTGATGACTTCTTGAACAGCGTGGGTATCGCTCCAATCAACACCCGCTTCACGTAGCCAGTTTGTGACTAGGGCAGGGTTTATATTGCCGATATGCTTGTAATCGCTACCCACAACGTTAGGTGAGGTTTGACGTGCATACTCAGCATCTTGCAGCATACCAGACGCATCAAAGGTACGCTTGATAATCATTTGATCGCCGTCAAACGTTACCTTTTCGCCTATTTGGTTGTTAGCCATCTTCCCAAGCCTCATTTACATCTGGTGTGCTTGGATCATCAGCTTTTAGCGTGCCGTTTGCGTTTCTTGCCCGCTTTTTTGCTTTTGGTTTTGATGAAGTAAATACAGCTTCCTCAACCACAATAAGCGTGCCAGGTTTAAATTCTAATATCTGATCTATTTCAGCTTGCGGTAGGTCTACTATATCACCACTGCGCTTAATGCCTTGCGACGTAGACATAGACCTATAGTTTATTTGTACTTTCACTGTTCTGCCTCCTAAGAGTATTTTGTACTTGTATAGTATAGGGGCGGCGAACCGCCCCTACAAATTATGACGTAGTGTTGTCAGCAATGATGCCAGACGCGGCTTCGTTTTTGCAGACAAGTGTTAATTCCTGAACAACCTGTCTTGTTGAATTATCGCCTGTTTTGGCTAACTCAACATTCTTTGCCGGTCTAAGAACTGCCACTTCCCACATATCATCCTGCATGATGAAAACGTCTCTTGAACGGTTCTCTCTAGATGGTTGGAAAGCAACTTGACCCCAAGGCGTTAGGTAGATTGACAGTGAGTTAATTACACGCTCACCATCTGCAACAACGTTGGCTCTTTGGTTGTTATTACCAGTGAACGCCAATGCTTTATTCATTTGGAAAGCAGATAGGTAACAAGTACCTGGAGTTCCACCATTTTCCCAAATGCTTTGCATCACATCGTCGAATTTAGCTTGGCTAAAAGCTGTCGCTGTGCCGTCATCAGTACGCGCATTGCTGCCAGTACCGTTAGGGTTAGCGCCAGAATTGCCTGATTGGAAGTTGACGTTTGAAGTCATCCAAACAGGAGCACCGGCCATTTCGCGGGCAGTAGTAGCATTACCATCTACTTTAGCGTTATTATCAAAAAGAGCTTTTTCTACATCAAGCTTTTGCTCTTTAGAGATTTTTAACACTTGGAATGCCATTTCACGCGCTCTACCGGCCTTGTCCAAACCTTCGTCTGTGTCTGGAACGACTACCGCATTTTTAAAGCATCAGTTAGTGAGTAGCTCTTTATCTACTCTCTCCGCTTTTCAACGGAGTGTCGGACTATATCTTCACCCTCAACTTTACTTGGTGGGGTGTGGCGCACTCGTGGAGCTTTATTGACTGTTCTAGTCTCATTGCTCTAGTCTCTGAACCTTCCTTACATCCCTATAAGGCTTGGCTGCTGATTAGCTTTGCTCTTGCGGTAGAGCTTTAGCCTTCCAGACAATTCACGCCATTGCACTAACAGATTACGCTGCTAGGAGACCTAAGTTGATCTGCGTTCTGTTGCTCAAACGTGTTGTTGCTGTTCGAGCTTCAGCAGTAGTTGCATCACCTTCGATATGTGCGTTTGCAGCACTTGATCTTCATTATCTTCAGCTAGGTTCGTTACTTCCTAGCCCGTCTTGCGACTGCTACGGTTTTCACCGCAGATGAGACTATATCATCACCCTATAATTTAGGGGTTGGGCGCTTCCATTCACTTGAATGTACTCCTCGCGGATAGTCGTTGAACCTTCCTCATTTGAGGCTTGGCTGCTGATTAGCGTATTTACTTTCATAAACTTAGCCTTCCAGACAATTCACCCAATTACAACTTAGCATTACTACTAAGCGGCCCAAGAATAGTTTAGGCTATCTGTTTGCCATTCATGCAAAGTGTTGGACGCAGTAGTTTTGCGACACTTTGTTAGAAAGGGCGTTTCTTCTGGAGAGACGTTATAAATAACGTCATGTAAATCTTCTTTTATGCCAACAGCATCATAGCTGTCGAACGTGTTACTTGGTTGTGCCATTTGTATTTCCTTTCAAAAGGCTTAACTGTTTAGGATTAGATCAACTGCATCATCAATTGACCCGGTTTTACGCAAGCGGTCTTGTTTTTGCTTACGTGCTTTAGCTTTCCCAACATTCGGCATTTTCTTCGCACCAGCTTTAACAGGGGCAATGCTTTCTTTTGAAGAGGTTGCTTTGCCGCGCTTTTGCACAAGCTTACGAAAACGCATGGCATCATACATTGCTAGTATGTACCTGTGATCTCGCACGCTCTCCAATTCCTGTTGCGAAAACCCATAGTGCTCTCCTACTTCCATCAAGCCTTTTTTTATCACTTCGCCTTTTTCTGGGTCGGCAATATCAGGTAACTTTTCTGAAAGTAATTGAGTTTGCTGTTGGGTAAACGCTTGCAATTGTTGCTGCTTTCGTTGTTCACTCTGCTGCTCCATCTGCAAGAAATGTTGTGCGTTGGTATCGTATTCAGCCTTGGCCTCGTCGTAAGACAACTTTGCCTCCATATAAGCTATGGGATCATTGTTAAATAATTCCTTTGACGGTGGGGTGGGCTCAGATAAACCATTTTGTTGCGCTTTTTTAAAAAACTCTGCCTGTTGGTTTTGCTGTTGTGCTAACGCATTTGATTGCTCTTGTACTTGCTTTTCAAGCTGTGCAATCTCTTGCATTCGCCTTTGGATGTAATCTTGACCGGCGTTATTGCGCTTTAGCTCCCCAAGGGTTGCTTTCTTCATCTGGCCATCGGCTTTGTATTCAATTTCGAGGTCATCAGAAAGCTCTAGAGGGGCGGCGGTTTCTTCCTCAAGATCATCCGCATCTAATTGATCGAGTAGATCATCGTCTGCATCATTCTCAGCTTGTTCAACTACGTCAGTCTCGTTTTGAGGTTCTTCAATAATTTCTTCGCTAGATGCTTCTACTACTTCTTCTGTAGTATCTTCAGTACTAGTATTTGGTACTTGTATAAGCTGCTCAACGGCAGCATCAATTGTGTTAGGCGTGTTCACGGTGCTAACCTTTCCTTAAATCTAGAAATGTCTCTGCCGCAATAGCAGCGTCAAGGTTCATTTCAATTGCTTGTAATGCACGAATTATTGCGTGCGCTTCCTCGCGTGCCTCAATATCTTTGGCATCGCTAGTTGCGAAAACGTCTTTCTGACGCTCTCGAACATCCTCAACAAACTGCTTAAATGCAGTATCGGTTTTTAACCTTTTGGCTTCATCAGCTGTTATACGAATATCGCTCATTGTTGTTGTGCAATCCCTGCGACTGTTCTCAACTTATCTTGTTCTGCTTTTACCCTAGCCACGTCTACAGCAGTGCCGTACTGACCCGCAACTTTTGCTGCATCAACAAGTAAATCTTGCGCCATCTGATCGCGTTTTAAATCATCATCTGCTGCTGCTTTGGTTGCGTTTAGCTGTAGCTTCGCCATGTCAGATTGCATCTTAGCTTGGGCTTTCATTTGCTCTGCTTGTAAAAATGCAGCGTTGGGGTCTTGTTGTTGTTGCGCCATCATAGATTGCTGTTGCTGTTGTAAAGCCAACATTTGCTGTTCAATCTCTTGGTTGATTGGGGCAAAGTATCTATCTGAGTTACGCACCCCGGCAACTGCCATCATATCAGTAATTGTATTGCGTATGTTTGTTAGGCTAACCAAGCCATTCATAGGGCCATACTGTTGATATACTTGGGTTTGCATTGTTAGTGCTTGCTGTAAGGCGGCTACCTTCTCATCTTCGCGTCCAGTACCCAAGCCAACGTTTACGCTTACATCCATTGATAAATCCCAAACTCTAGGATCAACTGGCACAAACTGGCCGTTCATACGCATCATTTTTTCTTCATTGAAGTTCTTGTGCATGATGCGCAGAATAATTTTAAACAAATCTCTTAGCCCATCAGCAAGATTGCGCACCATAACTTCTACTTGGCCTGCCGCTGCTTCTACGCTTGCTGTAACGGCTGCTTTTGTTGTGGACTGCAATGCATCAGGATTAAGTGCTAGGTTCTGGGTAACACCTGTTTTTTGCTCCACAAGCTTATCCATATACGTTAATGCGCTAAGTGTCTGACCGGCTGTAAATGGTACGCTTAAATCTTGGATGCTGCCTTGCTGCCTCATCCTAACCAAGCCGCCAATTTCTGCGTTCATAAGGTCTTCAACATTTACGCTACCCTCAAGAAACCCAAGTCTAGGGCTATTGGTTAAAGCTACGTTATCGAGTATGCCACGTAATATTGCTGTGCTTGCGTCCTGGTCATCTGCAATAAGCTCACAAAGGCTACGCCCATAAAACGAGTGTGGCTCTGGGTCTACCTCTAGCTTTACCATTGGCACTTCATCGCAAGGCTCAAAATCTAATAACTCATATGCAGTGCCACCTAACAGAAACTTGTGCAAAACAGGTATGCCAGTACCATCAACATCCATACGCATATAAGCTTCTGTTATTGTTACGTTTTTCATTGCAGGGTCTTGTTCATCGTCATCTGCAAAATCTTCATCATAACCTTGCCGTGCTTGAACCTCTGCTTCTGTTATTTCTGATCCGCTAGTTAAGCCATCAAGATTGAAAACTGTATCTGGGTCGTAGCCCATTGCAATCACATCACCGGCACGCATATCAGTTCTGTGCGCTACAATATATGCGTCCTCTATTGTTCTAGCATCTCGATTTACAAAAAACTCCTCTGGCGGCACGCTTTCTATGCAAAGATCGCCCTTCATTTCTTTTCGGCTAAGTTTTACTGAAAAAATTGGCGCTTCTATATCCATGCCAAACTCATCCATTTCCATACGCATTTCCATGC